CGTACATCACGAATACCAATCTGATATACATACCGCACGAAGTACGATCCGTGATGATAGCAGAACGGTATATCCGCCTATCAGAAGAGGAAGAGCGAGCCATCCTGTGGCACAACGGCCTTTATGGTCAGTTCAGAAATGACATCACCGGCAAAGAGACGGAGCTCTATATGATTATCCACTTTGCCGATATGTGGGCATCACGCATAACAGAAAAGGAGGAAGAGTAATTATGGGAATGCCGGTATTAGTTTTAGGAGAGAGTGGCAGTGGGAAAAGCTACTCCATCAAGAATTTTTCCACGGATGAGGTGGGGATTTTCGCAGTCGAGAAGCCGTTCTTACCATTCAAGAAGGATTTCAAGGTGGCAAAGAGGGCAGGATACAAGGAGATCGGGCAGGTTCTGAAGGAGCCGAAGCTGAAGACCTACATTATCGATGACTCGCAGTATCTGCTGGTCAATGAAATGTTTGACAAGGCAAAGGATCAGGGATACGGAAAGTTCACGGATATCGCGCTGCACTTCCGCAATCTTATCCACTACATCAATCAGGAACTTCCGGATGATGTGATCGTGTACTTCCTGCATCACACAGAGCTCGACAGCAACACAGGCCGGATCAAGGCGAAGACAGTCGGGAAGATGCTGGACAATCAGCTGACAGTCGAGGGATGTTTCAACATCGTGCTTCTCTGTTGCGTCGAGGGTACAGAGCACTTTTTCATCACCCAGAGCGATGGAGCCACCACGGCAAAGTCACCTGAAGGGATGCTGGAGCTGAGGATGCCGAACGACCTGAAGGCAGTCGATACGGCGATCAGAGAGTATTACGGGATCTGATTATGGCTGACAGAACACATTTTTACCCCGAAAAGAAGCCGAAATGTGACGAAATATGCCAAAAATACGACAGGGAAACCAATAATCTGCATTATTGCGAGTTTTTCCGCATCACAACAGATCTTCCCATCGGGGATTATGAACCAATAACACATATCACAGGAAATTGTAGGAGGAAAAAACTATGAGAAGTATCGACATGACAAACGTACAGGAAGCTGGAGACTTTCAGAGACCGGGAGCCGGAGCGTATATCTGCACCATTACAAAGGTGCAGGATGTACCGCTAAACGCAGATACCGGCAAGGGTGACTATCTGAAGATCTGGTATGACATCGCGGAGGGTGAATTCAAGGACTACTACACCACCATGCGCAAGGACCACCCGGAGTGGGAGAACGCCGGATCATACATCAGGTCATACAAAGAGAAGGCTCTGGGAATGTTCAAGCGTTTCTGTGGGGCAGTAAGTGAGAGCAACGGAGCGTATGAGTTTGGCGCGAAGAACATGGACGAATCCACGCTCACAGGACGTAAGATCGGACTGGTATTCCGTGAAGAGGAATATGTGAGCAACAGCGGCGAAATAAAGACCAGACTGCAGGTATTCAAGGAATTCCCCATAAGCAAGCTGTCAGAGCAGAAGGTGCCGGATAAGAAGCTGCTTCCGGACTCGGACCGTCCGGCAAAGCCTATGGATGATGATTTCGTCAATGTTCCTGAGGGCGAGACAGACTCGCTTCCGTTCTGATGACTATCATCGAGGATACACGTCAACAGGCTGGAAAGCATGAGCATAAGCACGAGTGGTTTGGAGCACATGGCATAGACATATGCCGCTCCAAGCTACCGTGGGGAGACTATGCACCTGTTCCACCTGTCTCTGTGGACACAAAGGAGAATATGCTGGAGATCGCGGGCAATATATGCGGAAAAGAACATACCCGGTTCATAAATGAATGCAAAAATGCACGTAATGCCGGATGCCAGCTGATTGTTCTTGTGGAAAACAGAGACGGGATCACGGAGCTGTCACAGGTCTACGAGTGGAAGAATCCACGCGAAGAGTATTCACCTAACTGCGTACAGGGTGCACGTCTCCACAAAGCCATGCAGACCATACAGGAGAGATACGGGGTACGGTTCATGTTCTGTGCCCCGGAAGACTCCGCACGGATAATAGAAGGAATAATTAGGGAATATGGGAAATAAATATCTGAATGCAGCATTGCATTATGCCGAGGCTCTGGGATGGGCGGTCTTCCCTGTCTCTGAATCAACGAAAAAACCATATACACCACATGGATGCAAGGATGCAAAGAAGGACCCGCGTGTTATACGTGCATGGTGGGATAGGCACCCGAATGCCAGTATAGGCGTAGCCACCGGATCTGCATCAGGAATACTGGTCATAGATCTGGATCTGGATGAAAACAAGGGGCTCGACGGTATGCGGGAACTCCGTGTCTGGGAGAAGGAAAACGGAGAGCTCCCAGAGACAGTATCAGCCATTACAGGCCGTGGCGGTTCGCATATGTACTTCAAATATGACGGATCGGAGAAATACGGTAACAGGGCGGGCATTCTCGACGGCATTGATGTCCGCGGTGAAGGTGGCTATGTGATAGCTCCACCATCATTGCATCCGAATGGCACCGAGTACCAGTGGGAAAATGACCCGGATGAAGTGCCGCTGTCAGAGATCACGGAGACTGTCGAGAAGTTTCTGTCCATCGGGCATACCGGACAGGCTGAAACGTTCGCGCTTCCGGACAAGATCGGAGCGGGCAAGCGGAATGATACCATATACCGGTTTGCATGCTCGCTTCAGGCAAAAGGTGTGAGCGATGAGGCTATATATGCGGCATGCCGTGCAGAAAATGCTTCACGGTGTACTCCACCACTGAAGGACATAGAAGTGGACAAGCTGGTGGGTTCTGCGCTGAAGTTTCAAAAGGGAATCACGGACACAATAGCCAAGTCACGCGAAGACGGACACCCAAACATCAAGTATATGACCGACAAAAACGGAGATCTGACAGAGAAGCCCATACAGTCTATTGCGAATGCAGCAGAGGCTATAGAGTACGACAAGCGTCTGATCGGGCGGCTTTATTTCAATGAAGTTACTTCATCGCCGTATGTGTTTGGTGATTTGCCGTGGCGCAAGCACCTGGGATGGCGCGAATGGGATAACACCGACGATACCAACCTGCGGAGCTACATAGAAGACAAGTACGGTCTGAAGAGTGGTGAGAAGACGATGGATGCACTGAATAACGTGGTCCACAAGCACATAGCGAATCCCATCAAGGAAATGCTGCAGCATGCACATGAGACGTGGGACGGCAACAAGCACGTGGAGAATCTGCTTCCGCGGTTCGTGGGTGCGGAGAAGACTGAATACAATACTGCAGTCATGAGGCTGTTCATGATGGGCGCGGTCTCCCGGATCTATAAGCCCGGATGCAAATTCGACTACATGATGGTGCTGGTGGGCGAACAGGGCAAATTTAAGTCGAGCTTCCTACGGTTGCTTGCCACCAATGATTTGTGGTGCCATGACAACTTCAACTCGCTGGAAGGCGACAAGGCTTTTGAGAAACTGCGGGGAAAGTGGATTGTCGAGCTTGCAGAGCTCCAGGCTACCAAGCGGGCGAAGGATGTCGAGTCCATCAAGGCATTTATCACCAGCACCACCGACACATACCGCTCACCGTATGCACGCCGTTCCGAGGACCATCCACGGATGTGTGTGCTGGCAGGAACATCGAACCCTGTGGATTTCCTCACAGACCGGACAGGGAATAGGCGTTTTCTTCCTATTACATGTAGTCTGCATGAGACTATCAATCCATTCGATGATGTCGAGGCATCACGTACTGAAATTCTCCAAGCGTGGGGCGAGATCATGGACGAATACATGCGGGCCGGCGGACACATACCGCTCATATTAACGAAGGAGCAGACCGAGACGGCCAAGCGCATACAGGAAGGATATCTGGAAGAAGACCCCGACGTGGGTATTATCCAAGCATGGTTGGAGGATCATGAAGCCGTAGACAGGGTGTGTGCGGTTCAGCTCTGGAAAGAAGCACTCAACAGAGAGTTCGAGCGGTATACGCGCAAAGACATTAACGCCATACATGAGATTATGAAGAATAATATCTCCGGGTGGAAGCCAGTCGGGAAGATCCGGTGTGATAAGTATGGTGTGCAGCGGGCATATGAACGCATTCAGCCGGAGATCATTTTGGAGGACTGGGAAGAGTCGAATGAGACACTACCTTTTAATGACTAACGTTATCATAACGGTGATTATGCGTTTAGCGTGGCGTAAATGTTGCCGAGCGCACTCTGACGGCAACACTATCGGCAACATCCGAAACCCGCATGGTTGACAGTCTTATTGGCATTTTGTTGCCGTGTTGCCGATAATATTGAATCTTAAAACTTATAAAAATAAATAAATAGAAATAGTAATTATAAAAGTTATATGTTTTTTCGGCAACATCGGCAACATTTTGCCCGGAAGCCTTGATATTACTGCATTTGTAAGCGTTGCCGACATCGGCAACAGGAAGGAACGATATGGATGATGAAACACTCAAAAAATACTATGAGATCTACACCGAGTTCTGGCAGATCTTCAAGCGGGCGGTGAAATCAGATAAGCCGGTGACGGAGGTTTATCGCCAAGCAAACATAGAAGCGGACGTGATCTACCAGAGGTACAGAGCAATGGATCAGGTATTCATTTTGGATATGTACAAAGCGCTGGCGGATGCACTGGTGAAAGTAAAGGAGGACAAAGACAATGGATGAGCAAAAGACTATAAGCCAGCAGATCGAGGACATCAAAACCGAAATGTGCGATCACTACTGTCACTATCCATACATCTGGGATGAAGACGATGGAGAGCTGGCTGACAGTGAGATATGTGCGAATTGCCCGCTGGGGAGATTGTGAGGTGGACAGATGAGGAGACTGAACGAAACTGAACGAAATCAGATTGAATATTTAAGGCAATATAAGGCATCACTCATTGACAGATTGATAGGGGCTTGCGAAGCCGTGAACGAGGAGATAAAAGCCGTCAAGTCGGGTGAGTGGTACAGACAGATGAAGGGAGAGCAGAAATGAACGAGGATGCTATAGACAGAAAACTGGTATGTGCATTTATAGCCGGATTGATTTCTGATGATGCGGAGAGGGAAAAAGGATTGGAGTACATAAGG